CGCCCACTTAGGGCGCCTCCGATACTTTCTACAAGTATCATGATGACTACCCCAGCATAGCTGGGATGTTGTCAGCACTATCTCTCTGAACAGTGTATCTCCAGAGAGATTTCATTCTACCGAAAGGAAACTCCATAATGTCCCCCGAAGTCACGTGGACTAGGAAGCTCAAGCTGCCGCCGAAGTCTTTTGACCGACGCACGCAGTTTGATTCTTCTATCGTCCATTATGACAACGAGGGATATACAGGCCAGGATTCTTCAATCCAGAGTACCACGAGTTTTCGAACTCATGGTGACCAGTCACATCTTGACGTACCTGATACTCCCCTCGAACTTCTGAGGAAAAGTACGCAGGACTTCCAGGATCAATCGTTTGCGCTTGCGCATCCGGTTGACAACCCTAGAGGTTACGCTGGACGTGATACGGGACATCCATTTTCGACCTTTAAAAAGTCGATTGTGCTTTCGCACCCCATGACCACTATTCGTGGTTCTGGAAATGGATATTATCGAGGGTCTTTAAGACTCCCGATGGCTACGCAATTTCCTACCATTCCGGACATCGATTTGGTGTACGGAACTAAGGCTATTGCTGCAACCATCCCTACTAATTCGGTCGCGAACATCTCTAACGATGCAGCTGAGATATTTCGTGAGGGTTTACCTCACGCGATACTCGGAACTCTCCAAAACAGGACCTCCTACTTCCGAGATCTCCAAAGAGATATCGGTAAGGAGTACCTGAATATTGAGTTCGGATGGAAACCGTTTATACGGTCTATCCAACAGGTGCTTAATGCTGTTGTTAATAGCGAAGCTATTATTCAACAGTACGCTAGAGACAGCGGACGTATAGTCCGCCGTTCGTACTCTTTTCCAGCTATAGAATCGTCCGAAGTCGTCAGCCTTGCAGAAGGCTGGCGGTTAGACGCGATTCCTCCAGAGTTCGTTCCGGACTGCTATATAGCAAATCCGAATGAACCTTCACTGGCGGCTGGTTTTGGCCGACGTGAGATTGTTCTGAACAAGTACGAAAAGTACTGGTTCAAGGGTGCCTATAGCTACTATCTTGCTGTTGACAATAATGCCTTCAGCAAGCTACGGCTATATTCCCAGTATGCTGAAAAGCTACTGGGTCTCGGGATTACTCCCGAAACACTCTACAACCTTACGCCTTGGAGTTGGCTCGTCGATTGGGTAGCGGATGTCGGTAACATTATCACTAATGCTACCGCTCTGTCCGAAGATGGGCTTGTGATCAGGTGGGGTTATCTGATGAGACATAGTGTCTTCTCATATAAAACCACGCTCCACGGTCTCCGTTTTTACAACGGTCCCCGAGGAGCCCCTTGGGCGCTCTATACTCATGAGAGGAAAGAGCGTGTCAAGGCCACGCCTTACGGCTTTGGTCTTAACCCGGACGCGTTTACGCTAAGGCAATGGGCCATACTTGCCGCCCTTGGTATGACCAAGGGCCCAAGGAGCCTAGGGTAGTTTCTACTCTAGGTGATACACGCTGAGGTGCATCCGCATTTCAGTACTTGTCGGATTTCGATCCGAAACAATGTAAAGGAAACGCTCATGGCTTTTGCCGATCCCCAGTCAGTTACCATCAATGCCGTTGCAAATTCGCTTCCGCGAACTAGCACTCTCGGCAACTCCGGCGTCTTTACAAAAGACGACGGAACCGTGAAGTTGTCCGTCTCGCATGCCTATGGCAAGCGTAATCGACGTACAATTCGGCTTGATTTCTCCAAGATCGCTGCCGATCCTCTGATCTCGGCTCAGAACATTCGCTATTCGATGAGTACTTACATCGTAGTGGATGTCCCTGTGACGGGATTCACGATTACGGAGCAGAAGCAGATTGTTGATGCGCTTACTGCGTATCTCACTGCTTCGTCTGGAGCTCGCGTTACCCAGCTTCTGGGTGGCGAGAACTGACCCCTCTTAACTGAGGGAACACCGACGATCGGTCCAACTGAAACCTAAGTAGGTTGGACCGGTCCTCCGGTAGGTAGAAGCACCGAGCTAATGGATTGCTGAACTCTATTAAGGAGCCAACAATGAAAAGCCTGATGTTTCTTTTGCATCAAGTCGTCGAAGATCTCGGCGACAGATGCGGCGTAGAAAGCACCGACCGCGACTTCAAAAGAGCCGCGGCCCGCGTCGATACTGAAGGGTTATCGTTTTTAACGATCACCCTGCCTTCTCTAGCTAAGGACCTTGAACAGGTTCTGTCGCTTGGGAAGACAGATCACACCTCTTTTGCTGGTTTCCAGTTGAGAGGAAGGACCCCCCTATTTCTAGGAGGTTTCTTTGATCTGATTATCGACCGTGAAACCGGTGACCTGCTTTCTGATCCTTCGCGAGACGCGATCCGAGCTGTACGTCAGATTTCTCTGATGTTTGCAAAGATCCTTCTCCCTACCTCCGCAAGGAGAGAGAGAAAAGCGCTTACGAAATATCTCGAAGTAGATGCCGATATCCCGCTATACGATGCGAACCTGAAGAACTCCCCGGAGTGGGAAGCTTTTTTAGGCTCGGTCGTACAATCTGGGCACGTGTATTTTCTCGTGTGGATGAAAACATCTTTCACGAAAAGATCGTTCCCAGACATGGGCCCGGTGCCACTGCTGACCGTCTTAAGGGAAACCGAAAGTACGATCAGCAGGAATGGACCGAGCGGCTGGAGCGCATATTTCCTTTTGGAGTATACGCACATGCCAGCTGGATTGAGACCTATCCCTTGGAGTCTGGATTCATTTCCGACTCTAGGAGTGACGGTCCTATCCACATGGTGGAATATCGCGAGCCCGGTGCCGAGCGACCTGTTAGGGTCATTACGGTACCTAAAACGGCCAAAACACCGCGGATAATCGCAGTTGAGCCCACCTGCATGCAATATATGCAGCAAGCGATTCTCGAGAATCTTGTGGAGTCTCTAGAAGAAGATGACATCTCTTCTTGGCTCATCGGTATCGGAGACCAGATCCCTAATCAGGAAATGGCCTACGAAGGTTCCCTTAATGGTAACCTCGCTACACTCGATTTGAGTGAAGCGTCCGACCGTGTTTCAGTTCAGCAGGTAATGGGTCTATTGGCTAACCATCCTTCTTTACGGGAGGGTGTCGATGCTTCTAGATCCATGAAGGCTGACGTTCTTATTGACGGTACTCACCAAGTCGTTAGACTCAATAAGTTCGCGTCTATGGGCTCAGCTCTTTGTTTCCCATTCGAGGCTATCGTCTTCGCGACGGTAATCTTTGTGGGAATTGAAAAAGAGCTAGGTCACCGCCTAACCCGGCAGGACATTAAGTCCTTTAAGGGTCAGGTGCGTGTGTACGGAGATGATATTATTATCCCCGTACGCTTCGCCGATTCAGTGATAGCCCACCTCGAAGCTTTTGGCTTTAAGGTGAATGCTAATAAGTCTTTCTGGACTGGAAAGTTCAGAGAGTCTTGTGGTAAGGAATATTACAACGGCACGGATGTTAGTATTGTCCGTGTCCGCCGGGTGTTCCCAACCTCACTGAAGGACGTTCCCGAGATACTCTCAATCGTTTCGTGCGATCGGTTGAGTGGCTAGACTCGCAAATAGAAAAGTTAATACCTTTTCCGGCGGTCGAACCAACATCTCCGGTGCTTGGCAAGCTCACTTATGGACCTTATGAGGTTCATAAGTGGGATCGTTCACTTCAGCGCCCCCTTGTCAAGGGCGTCGTTGTGAAATCCAAACTCCCGAAGAGTCATCTCGAGGGATATGGTGCCTTGCTTAAGTTTTTCCTTAAACGCGGCGATTACCCAATCGTCGACAGGGAACACTTAGAACGTTCAGGACGTCCTGTGTCAGTCCGCATCGTGACCAGGTTGGCTCCTCCATATTAAAGGAGGAGAGCTAGGCCAAAAGCCTAGCTGTGTGGAG